AGGATAATCTCTATGGGCGTAAGGGATCAATGCACAAAGGATTTGATCACGATAAGTTTGCTGCTGACTGTGATAGGCATTTGGGTCCTCAACTAATTTCCTACAACAGCTCCAACCTCGTGAAGGAGCGGTTCCAGGGGTGGACAGTTGGAGAATTTGCACATACATACACCATGCGCTCCGTGGGGTCCTATAATACAGATCAAGCAGAACGCAAGGAACTCGTCCTTTACAACTATGAAAGTTAAAGTCCAACTCTACGTCGCTGGCAAGGTCTTTGATGAGATCGTTGAAGCAGCGAATTACCAAGATGCCAGGGAGACTGCCCTGGCACGTAATCCTAAAGCTAAAGTCGTAGGTGTTACTGCCGTCTTCAAATGAAGAAGTATCGCCTTATAATGTGGAGACTATGGTGTAAAGCACTAGGAGAGAAAGCTACCAATGATGACAGAGAAGCAGACAACGTTGCTTATATACGGACTATTATATTTGTCACTTATCTCACTACTAACCTTTTTATTATTGCGGGGGTCATAAGACACTGGAATGACATACCAACTGAAAGATTACCTATACAGCATCAACCAATCAAAGAAAAATATTCTTGATGAAGATGTAGAAGCAGAGCGTGGATATCCGCCTTATATTATCAATCGGTGTCTCAGTTCTTTTACTGACACCGTTCTTTTTGCTAATGAGTTGAATAAAAATCCTCATCTGCCTAAGAAACTTCAATATGATTTTTTACTAAATAGTGTCAAACCGAGGAAGCGTTTCTCTCCTTGGGCGAAAAAAGATTCTATTGATTATCTTGAAGTAGTCAAAGAGTATTATGGTTATAATGACGATAAAGCTCTCCAAGCACTCAGGATTCTCACCAAGGATCAGTTAGATCATATTACAAAGGTATTGAATAAAGGTGGAAAGAATGAGCGGCGAAACTGAAATCCAGTGGAAGCAAACTGATATGGTTGAAGTGGTTCTGAACGAACCCGACGACTTCCTTAAAGTGAGAGAAACTCTGACTAGGATTGGAGTGGCATCACGTAAAGAGAAAAAGATCTATCAGTCTTGCCACATCCTACACAAACAAGGTAAGTATTATATTGTCCATTTTAAAGAGCTATTTGCTCTGGATGGAAAGAATACTAATCTATCACTTAACGACGTGCAGCGTCGCAATCGTATTATTCAACTCCTAAGTGATTGGGGATTGATTACTATTGTAACTCCAGATAAGATTGCTGATCTCGCACCACTTAATCAAATCAAGGTGCTTGCTTTTAAAGAGAAAGATGAATGGACTCTAGAAAGTAAATACAATATCGGTCGCAAAAAAGCAGTAGAATAAACCGTAAAATTTATGGGAGTTTTTTCTACTCTCATAAATTTTTTTCTTGTATAATTATTATGGGGATGCCTTAGGGGTCTCATATAAAAACTCGCTTATTCAAGGAGCAAACAAATGACTAACGCATATACTTGGGAAGTTTATACCCCTTTCAATGTTGGATTGGAAAGTATTTTTAGCAGACTAGATGCAATGTCTGGTCACAATACAAACTATCCACCCTACAATATCATCAAAAACGATGGCAGCAATTACGAAATTGAAGTCGCTCTGGCAGGATTTAAACCAGAAGAGATCGAAGTCTCTACTGAACAAAACATTCTCAGAGTTGCCTCTAAGGTTGAGAAACGAGATACTGAAAGAACATACATTCACAAAGGTCTCTCCAAGCGTTCATTCTCCCACAGCTGGCAACTCGCAGATGATGTCAGAGTATCCTCTGTAGATTTTGCTGATGGTCTGCTTACAGTATCTCTAGAGAAGATTGTCCCAGAGCATCAGAAGAAAACAACATACAAAATTGGGGTAGCTTGACGCTGCCCTTTTTTGGTGCTAAACTAATATCACAAATATAATAAATTATGGCGGTATCAATTATTACATTAAAGACTGGTGATAGAATTATCACAGATCTTAAAGAAGCTTTTGAAGGTGATGGGGATGATAAAAAAGGAATCTGTCTCATTATGGACGAACCATACGTTCTTAATCTTGATGGTGCAACCCCACAGTACCTAACAGAACAACATGGTATGGAATATCAAGTTCGCTTTAGTAAGTGGAATCCTTATTCTCCAGATACTATGTTTAAGATTCCATATGATTGTGTTATGACAATCAGTAATCCAGAACCTGGACTAGAAAATGCATATCAGCAAAAAATTGAACAAAAAAGAGAGATTGAAAATGGATCTGAAAACTAATCATAATGTACGAATCGTCACGCTTGTAACATCTGAACGCATTTTATGTTTATTTGGTGAAGTTAGAGATGATGAGAGTAAAGTAATTGGATATAAACTAGTGTATCCTTTTGTACTAACGCTTTCTTCTCCAAATGAAGATGGAACAATTCCAATTTCTTACAGTCGTTGGTGTCCTTATAGTCCAATTGAAGAACATCGAATTAGTGGAGATCATATTATTAGTGTTGTGTATCCTGATAATGGTATTCTCGATAACTACGTTAGCAAATTGAAAGAAGCAGGATTTACAGAAGATCAATTATTTTATCAAGAAAATGTAGAGGTGACTGATGGAGATAACAGCGAACCTGCTGAAGCTAGCGAATGACTGGATCATCGCTCAAGTTGAGGAGATTGAGGGTGCCACTTCGATAGGTGACCCCGACTGTATCCTCAGAGACCCTTATGTGCTAGACTGTGATGGGGAGATCTATCAATGGCCTCCCCACTCAAACGACAGGGAAGTGATTGTTAGATCCTCTGACATCACAACACTTGTCAATCCAAGCACCAAACTACTTGCTGCTTATCTCTGTAAGATCGAACCGCCAAAGTCTGAATGAAGTTTTACACAAACGTTGAACAAGCTGGCAATCGTTTGCTGGTCCGTGGTTATGAAAATGGCAATCGTTACAGCGTCAGGGTTCCTTTCAACCCTACGCTGTATTTGCCTACAAAGAACTATTCTGAATGGCGTACCTTAGAGGGTAACTGTGTTGAACCCCATAAGTTTGGTTCAATTACAGAAGCACGAGATTTTGTAAAACAATATCAAAATGTTGATGACTTTGAGATTCATGGTAATACCAGATTTCTTTATCAATACATTGCTGAAGAACACCCAGAGGAAGAAGTCAAGTTCGACAGCAGTAAGATCCGTGTATTTACAATCGATATTGAAACCGCTGCCGAAAACGGATTTCCTGATATTGAAACTGCCGATCAGGAGATACTTGCCATCTCAATCAAGGACAGTTTCTCTGGTCGCATTACTGTCTGGGGAGCACGACCCTACGACAACAAAGATCCGATGGTTGATTACATGCACTTCAGACACGAAGAAAGTATGTTGGCAGCTTTCATAGATTTCTGGCAAGAGAACTACCCAGATGTAATCACTGGTTGGAACGTACAGCTTTTCGATATGCCATACATTCACAATCGTGTCAATCGTATCTTGGGGGAGAAATTTACCAAACTTCTTTCTCCATGGAAGCTTGTATCTACTCGTGAGATTTACATTAAGGGTCGCAAGCAGATGGCAATTGATACCCTTGGTATTTCTACCTTGGATTATCTTGAACTGTATAAGAAATTTACTTATGCTAACCAAGAGAGCTATAGATTGGATTACATCTGTGATGTAGAACTTGGTGTCAAGAAACTGGATCACTCTGAGTTTGACAACTTTAAAGAAGTCTAAGAGAAAGATTGGCAGAAGTTTATTGATTACAACATTCATGACGTTCGCTTGGTTGATAAACTAGACGACAAGATGAAACTACTTGAACTTGCGTTCACTATGGCATACGATGCAATGGTGAATTATGAAGATGTGTTTAGTCAAGTTCGGATGTGGGATAATTACATATATGTGGAGCTACTGAAACGTCACGTCGCTATTCCTCCCAAAAAAGAAGCAACCAAGACAGAAAAGTATGCGGGGGCATATGTCAAAGAACCGATTCCTGGGTTTTATGATTGGGTGGTCAGTTTTGATCTTAATAGCCTGTATCCCCATCTTATTATGCAGTACAACATCTCGCCAGAAACTCTTACTGAAAGACGCCATCCATCTGCGAATGTTGAAGGGTTTTTGAAAAAGGAAATTGAACTAGACACAGAGTATTGTGTTGCTGCTAATGGCGCACAATATCGTAAAGACATCCACGGTTTTCTGCCACAGATGATGCAGAAGATGTACGATGGTCGTGTCATCTACAAGAAGAAGATGCTTGAGGCAAAACAGCAGTATGAGAAAACTCCTACTGTTGAATTAATGAAAGAGATTGCTCGCTGTAATAATATTCAGATGG